CATCCATGTCGATACCGCCCTCCGCAAAGTTCTTACCCAACGTCTGCCAAGCAATGGGCGGATTCACTCCAACCCCCAGCATAGAATCTATCGGTGCAGACTTCACTGCAGGCGTCAACCAATACAAATACCGCTTTTGAAGCAGCAAAAGTATCAGTGGGGACGCGTACATCACACGCGCATCCTTCCCCGGAACCCTGAGCTCGTCCTTCATCGACGCTCGATACACCATGTCCTCAACTGCAAGTGTTGGTACTTCACCTCGCTCCAAACTCTCACAAGCCCTGTCAAAAATCTCCTGCAACCCAAATTTAAGTCTCTTCGTGGACTTGTCCCACACTTCATGTTTCTTAAACACACCAGCAGAAGTGGAACCCGTCGACGTTGACTTCACAAACTCTGAGTCATCAAAGATCTCTTCAAGCGTCCGTGGTCTCGTGATCCGCACGAACGGCCTTAGAAACTGGACATGTGCGTCGGACACAGCGTCAGCAACGTCAGGCACAGTGTGTGGTTTCTGCGAACTACTGATCATGTTGCAGACAGCCTCCAACACAGGGTGCTTAAGAGTACCATCACCACGCTCAGTGTACCCTAACACAGCAGGTTTTGTGTACTCTTTGTCGGAGAACGGTGGAAACTCAGTCCGCACCAATTTTGACGTGGCAGTTGTAGCCGTAGCATACTTACACACGCCAATAACATGCTCAGCTAACGAACAGCCGGCAATCACATCGTCCAACATTGGCGCACCGAGCTCCTCCGTTGGTGACAACAACAACCAATCACGAAGTTGATCTTTCGTGACGGTCTCAGCAACACCAACACGGCGCCTCTCGTCACCCGCGACATGTATGCCAACTGTGCACCCGTCGATCATGATGGGACAACCACACGAACCAATGCGCGCGCCAGCAGTGGCATACGTCAACGGCGAAATGGGCGTGTGCCGCAAGTTAGCAGTCAAGTTGTACGACATGACAGCGTCGGTTCGCCGACAACCAGACGCAACATACGTGTCATCGGATGTATGTAACGTTGCCTCGCCACCAACAGGGGCCTCGTCCACAAAGTGCTCCCACACGCTACACAACGACCCCCGCGGGATAGTAACGAGTGCCAAGTCCTTTGACGGTACCAACACTATCTGCAACACGCTCGACGCAATTTCGTACACGATCTCCTGGCCACCACGCTGCCGGCGCAACTTGACGCTACCAGCAGCCAACATCCCCTCAGTGGCATGCGCCACAGTCAGGAACGTGGTTTGGGTAGGTGTAGACGACACACACAACCCATGCACAGCAAACCTAGGCTTCCCCTCAGGTTCAATCGACACCAACGACTTCAGCACTGAAGCACCCGATTGTTTCTCCAGCGTGCTCTTACCAACGCCAGCAATTGCAGACGTCGGCAGTGCACCGATGGTCACAACACGCTGCTTCTTCAATGGCTTGTGGTAGGCCTCAGCCTGCGGGACCAGGGCCTCTTCCTGTCCTGTCATCTTCTTGTACAACGAAACAGCAGCCATGGCAATGCCACATCCAGCCAATGTGAGCAACACCAACCGAACAGCTCGATACGACACACCCTCATGCTTCTTGACAAACTCAAGCATTGGCGTACTGTACGTGCCCTTCAGAGTGCTCTCCTCAATCCGATACAACATCTCGTTCACGTCAC